AGGTCACGCATGACGCCATCAAACTCCTCGCCGTCCGGCGCTCGGCCGGCCGTCATATCTGCCCGATACTGATACGAGGATGAGAGCTCACGTTGTTCATCCGTCTCAATGCCCGCGATCGCCGAGTTGTCCCAGATAGATAGCCCGTTAGTCAGGTACGTACCATCAAACGCCGCGCAGGAGTGCGTCGTGCCTACGCGGTACTGCCGCGGTGGGTCACCGGGAAAATCAGGGGTGTGAATGCAGAGGATCGGGATGTTGTTAAACGTGTCGACTGCCTTGCGCAGCTCGTCGGGATCGCGGTACAGCTTATAGAGCCTGTTAGGGTCGAGACCCAGCTCCTGATATTTCGGGATTTCACGCCCGTAATAGCCGCAGACGTTGGCCTTACTGATGTTGCTGCGTTCTACCTGCAGCCGGCCAACCTTGTCATAGTGCCGTACCGAACCCCGGTCAAATGCCAGTAGTTCAGTTGTCATTCATTACTCCAGTCCGGGTAAAATGGCCTCCCATGTGCAGCGGCAGCGCGGCTTTTCGCCGGGCATGATCCACTCGCCATCGATAAACATGCCCTTCTTCAGATCAAACTCTTTGCCGTCGGCTTTAAGGTGAGATTTGCGCGGCTCTTTGCCTGCGTGGGAATGGCGCCAGCGCCCCCTTGTGATGCCCAGCGCCTGCTGGCGCGCCGCCTGCATGGCTGACGTTGCTTTATTGTTCTGGTCCAGAGCGATGAAGGCCGCGCGCCGGCGCGTAATGTCAAAGCGCTGCTGCAGAGCATCGGTCAGCGTGCCAAGATCGCGCCCGCGGCTGACAGACTGCATAACCAGCACCTCGACCTGCGAGTGATACTGCTGTGCGATAGAGCGGATCAGTCCCACATTTTCACCAATGCTCGCCTGCAGCGCTGTATTCATTTCTGCCGTCATGCGAAAAGGCACGGTGAAGCCCGCCTGCTGCAGCGCGCTGTCGAGCGAGGCATCGCTGTTGAGCAGAACGTCTTGCGAGAACCGGTCAGCCAGCCGGGTGGCCAGCTCGTCGAAATTACGCTGCCATCGCCGCGCCAGCTTTTTCAGTGCACCTCGCATCATCACGGCGGGCGATGCATCCTGCGCCAGACCGGCCTGTCTGTACTGCGCCCTCAGCCAGTACAGCGTGCTGCGGTGCATGTCGCCGACGGCGCGCTCCAGCTGTCGGCGATACCAGATCTCAATCCCGGCGTTCGGCCGCACCGGCCTCAGGCAAGTCGTCTTCCGGGCTTTCGTCGATTTCCTCTTTGTCTGTGTCGTCAATTTCAATCTCCCCACTCAGATCCAGCGTGGTATAGGGGCTGTCAGGATCGGTGGCCAGACGGTCGCGAACCTCGTTGTTCGTTACAGCTCCGACGCCCGCGTAAATCTGATCGGTTTCCGCCTCTGTTTTACGTAGGGTCGCCAGCTGCTCGCGCGTCAGCTCGTGCAGAGGCTCAAACTCAAAGGTGATATCCGGATCAACATCGCCGAATTCGGACAGCTGGATGATGTCGATAACCCGGCGCAGCGGCTCTTTGAACATTTTTACCCGCATCGCCGCAATGGTGTCGTAAAACACCTTGATTTCTCCCTCGCTGGAGGCATTGAGTCCGGTAGGGCTCAGCCCAGCGAACTTCACCGAAGGTATCGCGCTGACGAAGAACATGTGCTCCTGCGCCTGAGCCTGAAGGGTGTCCAGGCCAGACAGCGGCGTGTTGAACTGGAAAAAATCCTCTTTGTTTTTATCCAGCACCAGCAGACCGCGGTTATCACGGGTGCGGTTGTAAAGCTCTGCGCGCCTGGCGTATGTCGGATCGCTCTTGCCTGACAGCACCTGTCCCATGTCCGTTTTAATGCCGCTCAAGGAAAAGGCATGCAACGTGTCACCGACGCTGTCGCGGGTGCGCAGCCAGTTGCTGACGTAGGGCTCAGCTATCTGCGTCAGGGACAGTCCGCCAAAGTTATAGGCGGCTTTGAGCATGTCTGGTACCGGCCGCGATATGAAGTTGAGCATGCGGCTGGCGTGCACCGTTTTGCCCATCACGAACCATTCTGCCGGGCGATAAAAATCATCACTCAGCGGATTATCCGCGTTGTAGATGCCCGGATACGTCCAGACAGGCTCTATGACACGCAGTCCCAGCAAAGCGCCGCGCCCGATTTTTTTGTCGGAAAGGAACAGGCGGGACTGGAGCTCCTCCGGCGACATCCAGGCAGAGAGGCCTTTCGGCGATCGCACGTCGATATAAATCTGCCCCCGGCCGAAAAAGCCGTCGTGCTCGGCGGCAATGCGGAAAGCCTCGCGCACCTGCAGGCGCTCCATTGTTTTAACGATCGCGCTAACGCGTTCGGCTTTGCTTTCGTCCCCCTCGCCTGCAGCTTTAACCTCGATCCATTTTCGTGTCATCTCTTCCGCTATTACGCCAACCATCCTGCGATACTCCGGAAGCTGAGCCAGCTGCGCCAGATACGGGTATCCCGGAAAGCCGCCAAACACGAACTCAGGATAATTGCTGTTCAGCGAGTCATATGCTGTTGAATCCATCGCCAGAACGGCACTGCGGATACTGTCTGGTATGACGCCTGGCGGCGGCTCGTAGCGCTCAAACGGCTTGCGCGCGTGGGGAGCAATACTTCCCACCAGCTCCTCACTGATGGCAACGGGCTCCGGCGCCGCGGGCGGAGTTTCTGCGATCGATTGTTTTCGGCTGAACGGCCACATTAAATGCTCTCCAGAAAATCTTCGGAAATAACCATCGGCATGTCTACCTGGGCGTAGGCAATCATGACGGCATCAGCGAGGTTCGGGGATTTGGTGCCGTCGGGCTGTTTGTCGATGAGAATTTTACCGACACCGTTTTTCGACCATGTGGGCTGCGACAGCTCGATGACGAGTCGGTCTTTATTTTTCATGCTGCTGTTGATTGAGATGATTTCGTCAGGATCGAATTCCATGCCGTTTATGGCGCGGAATGTGTTGCGAAACAGCCTGCGCAGATGCCACCAGCTCTGCGCTTTAGCATTGGCGAAGTAGTCTTTATTCAGACGGGCTTTACGCCCGTTATCGCCGCTGACAGCCTCATCCTCCGGACGGAAGACGGCGCCGCTGCCACGGAACGGAATTGCCGTCAGCGAGTGTAATCCGGCACCGTCACGCAGCTCGTTGATTGCACGCGCATCGCCGCGCACGCCGGCGCCCAGCCCGTCCTCATCGAACAGGAACATGTCAGCACCGTATTCATCGCACAGGCCGAACACTTTCTCGACCGAGCCATAAATATCGCTGCCCTTGCCTGACCACTCTTCAACTTCGTCCAGCAAAATGCCCTGGCGCATCGCGAATGCGTTTTTATCCCGACCTTCGTCGGCTACATCCATGGCACCCAGGCGCTCGCCGGTTGGCTCGATGCCGAGCCGGACATGTGCGTCTATTGCGGCCTGTACCCATTCTGACGGGATGAGCACGCCCTCGGCGGCGGCCGCATAGTTAAGGTCCAGCTCCTGCGCCACCACCACCGGGTTGTCGATTTTCTCGCACTCTTTGCGATACCACTCATCATCCTTGCGCGGATCGCTTCGCCAGTGAAAGGTGAAAACGGGAATTTTGCCGCCGTGACGCTTCTGCGCGAATGGATTGGCCATGCCGTTGACCGATGAAAGGTCGATGCGGCAGCGCGTCGTCTGGGACAATGCCGCATCTATCAACAATGGACGCTGTAGGAACGCGGCCTCATCGACGAAATAGAGCGTGGTGCGGTCACCGCGGCCGATGTTGTCGCCCGCTTCACCTTTCAGCACCGCGCCTGTATCCGGGAACTCAACACGCATATATGGCGCGTGCTTCTTCTCGTTCCAGCTGCCGCGAAATTCCACCGGCAACGTCTCAACGAATTTCCGGGCTTTCCAGAACAGCGCCTTCGGATCGCCGGTGCTGTCCACGTATTCCTCTTTGCGGGAGCCAAACCCGATCACCATCTCTTTGTTGAACAAGCAAAGCGAGCACGCCAGGCCGATCGACGTCCAGCTTAGCCCCATCTCGCGGCTTTTTTCAGTGATGCCGTTTTCCATGTTGCGTCGGCGGTCCATTATCCAGTGGATCCACTCCTCCTGGCGCGGGAAAAGCAGGAATGGGATAGTTACGGGCAACCCGTAGTCGAGGTTTCGCGGGTCTGTCGTCATGCCCCAGTCGATGATGAATTGCGCCGGATTGTCACGGTAAAACGCTCTCAACGCGGGCAGCATGTCGGGGCTCTGCCGGATACGCTGCAGCCGTTCAATGCGCCACTCGAACACCTGCGCATAGTCAGGATTTTTGAAATCGAACGGGAATGGGATCGGCATCAGATTTACTTAAAAAAAGACAGGCGCCAATTGATTAGTTTTGCGAATGATTTGATAGTGCTTTTATGATGCATTGTGCATCGGGATAAGGAGACACAGCATGGGCTATTACGTTATAAAAAAAGGTCAGCAATCAACTTTATATAATCAAAAATACTACTTTGTGCTCAAATCTAACAATCATGAAGTGATTGCCGTAAGTGAAATGTACTCATCGAAACAGGCTGCGCAAAACGGCATACGCTCCTGTCAGTTGAATGGAAGTTCAACCGTTGTACGTGATGAATCTTTCTAGTAACAATTAAATAGGGCTGAATCCAGCCCTATTTAACATAAGGGATGTTACGCGTATAGCCGCTTCAGGCCTAGCACGAAGTAAGCGCCCAAAAGTGCGTTTTTGTATGTTTTATCGAAGAAAATGAGGTTCTGACGTTGCATAAATGATGCATAAAATAGGCCCAAAAATGCATAGCCGCTTATCGCTGCAAAGCGCCCGTTTTCAGCAGTTAACCTATCATTTTACGGTAGAGTTCGGCGGCCTGGTCAGTCGTCAAATCAGTGCTGTCTTTTCTGATCGCTGCGAATACCGGCTCTTTGCCATCGTCGATGTTATAAGCCTGGCGCTCCAGCCCAACGAGATTTTTTAGCGACTCCACCAGCTCTTTAACCGACTTTACGCGCGACGGCATGCTGATAACCTTGTGATAAATCTCGTTCAGCTTGTCCTGCCCTTTGTCGTCCGAGTTAAACATTAGCTCGCCCAGCTTCTCGAAATCAGCTATTGCCGCCGTCTCGATCTCCAGTTCATCGAGCAACATGTTCGCAAGGCGGCGCGCGCGGGTGATGTCGCCGCGGTGTTCCATCCTGACGCGCGCGATCGTTTCGGCGGTTGCTTCAATCAGTACGCGCTCTGATAATTCTCCCTCTTTGCGTACCTGTCTGCGTACCTCCTGCTTGCGTACCAGATCATCGGCACGGCTTTTAATCTTTGCTTCAAGGTCTCGCGTCCAGTCATCACGCTTCGCGCGCTTACGAATGGCGCCTTCACTGATACCGTGCTGTGAAGCAATTTCTCTGAGCGACAGCAGGCCAGCCCGGTACGCGGACTCAATAGTCTCCCAGTCTGGTGTTGCCATGATACTTATTCTCTATAAAGTTTTCCTGAAACTAGCCGATTCAATAATTAGGCTTAAAGGAGAAGAAATGGAATATTTTATTTATTTTGAAGCAGTGATGATTGTCTTTGTTGTCGCCAACCTAGCATGGATGCTGGTTACCCATGGTTTATCTGGACGCTTTTTCTATGTTGATAAGCGGAAAAAGGATGTCAATTTGCACCTGGCCATTTTTGGCACACCGAGGAAAAAATCAGACGCACATAAAGTTGTAACATCTCTCGAAAATTGTCTTCTGCATCTCAAAAATAACGGTTATGCAAGTGCAACTCTCGAGTCTCACCTTATTACGAAGAAAAGGATGAGTTCCGTTTACCGTCTGGCTCGGAAGTATGGTTATTCAATACAAAATATCAGTGTGTTTCCTACCCCGAGATGGCAAAGATTTTTTATTCCGTTTTCAATGGCGCTCCTACGTTTCAAAATAAAGTTTGCGAACATATCAACAACCAAATTGACCATTGTCTTTTAATGCTAACTACTCAAACCAGCTCGTAACTGCGATTGTTGGGCCGTAATCCGTATCAACCCACATCCAGATCATGACGTTCGGACCAAATCCCAGCCGTCCGGTTAACTCATCGTGAACCGCCAAATCGGTCGGCTGGTCATCACTCTCAGCAAAAAAGACGCTGGCGCCCTTCGTGTTTACGCTGAAACTCGACGTGCCGTCGCAGACTAGCTGCGGCGTGCGAGTCAGTGTCACCATTTTTGTCGGCATACTTTTACCTGCTACCTGCTCAGTAGAATTTGTCGGATGTATCGCGTTCCCCAGTGTGCGCGCTGTGCGACTCGCAGCGTTGAAACGTTGCCGAGGGCGCCGAAGCTTTCGACATAGTTGCTCGTGTAGCGAACAGTGATCATCCTAAAGCCGTTGGTGTCGATAGTGACCGTAGCTGCAGCACGGGATGATGTTGCCGCGGTTTCATTAACAACAGGCGATGTGCATATGCTTCCAGACTCAATTTGCGCGAATCCTGCCGGAAATGTTGCGCCATCGCCAGCTTTTACAAACCAGCTGACGGCATAATTCCCCGCTGGCAGCCACTGGCCATAGTTTGGGTTCTGCGTCAGCCATATTGCTGGAGATGTTGCCTCATGCTGGCCATAACGGAGTCGGATACGAGAGCGTTTAGTCACCGTCACGGCATGCGATATGCGTTGCCAGACACTTTTTAGCGCGTAGCGCGTCTGCGGCACCAGGACCGCGCTCTCCACGTCCTGCGATACTAGGTACGATTCACAAGCTGCCGGAATACGGCCAATGGCGCCTCCGTCCGGCGCGCCAGTAGAATCAACAAGAAATTTTAAGTCGGCGCTCTTCACCAGATAATCCGAGACCGTAACCGCGCGACTGTAGGGCTGTAAATTTGTCACCGCAGGCTCAGGCGCGTGCCGGCCTACGGCCTGTCCGTTCTGGTACTCGAGCGGCCACTCATTCTCAGCGCATAGCGCCAGCGCACCGGAATTCGCAAGGTAGAAATGAGCTGGTCCTTTGTAACTGATGCGCGGATCCAGGACTTCAGCGGTGAGGTCGATTAATAGAGGCGCGCCTGCATCATCTGCGCCTAAAATCTGTGGCTCAGTAAATATACCTTTTCTGCCGCCGCCGCCGATCGCAGGGAATGTGTCGATTTCCATTCCGCAATACTCCATCATTAATTGCGCTTTGCATAACTAACATGCGTTCTTTGGGTAAAAAAAAACCGCCCGGAGGCGGCTTATGCTCAAGCATTTTTATCAAATAAAATATGATAAAGCGTTGCAGACTGCCCCCAATCCTAGCCCTGCAAAACCAGCGATTACTAGTTTAAACCCCATGCTTTTTTCATAATCATCATGATGCTTTCCCATATTGGCAAGAAATGGTGTTCTATTCCTTCCATTTTCGAACATTTCCAGTAAAGCATGTAAAGAAATTTCATGCGCATCTAGAATACCTTTTACGAACTTAGATATTGCATATGCTCTCCAGGCAAGTAATGCTGACCCCAGAGTAGTTAAGGTTGCGCCAGCAACCTTTAAAAAAATCGAAATATCCATATTGTGAGCCTCTAAATTAGGAAAGGTGCTAGCCTAACATCAGATTAAAAAAGCAATCAGTTAATTTAAGCATTGTTTTAATATGTATTCTTGTAAACCTAGTATTTGCGTTCTGGCATAGGTGATTCTG